ATGGTCACCATCACAGATACACGTCCTCATCGTGATGCTGGACACCAGACAGAGATTATCCGCCGTCTTGCTGCTTCAGGAAATCTGGAGACACGTGTTGCTGCGACTGCATGCGTCCTCCCTCTGAATGCTCCGTCTACCCGCTCGGCTGCTGGCTACAATCACGGAGGTGGTCACAATGTACAGGATACGGCGATGTACAACGAGTACACTGCTGGACAGGCTGTTGCGCAGGGTGCGATGCCTCAGAACGCAAAGGCGTCTCAGATCACGAACACAATGCCGTGCCTGTCGTCTACCCAGCTCCCTGAGATTAACGACAAGATTGCTGCGGACCCTGCTGGATTTGGTGCGATCTACAATGCCAAGCAGACAGGTGGTAAGGGCTACAACTCTTGCCTGACGTGCGGTGCGACCTACAAGCCGCAGTTCGCTGGACGCTGCAATTGCGGAGGAGCAGCTGTAGCAGCCCTTGGACTGAAGAGCTTTGATGGTGTCTTCCACACTGCGGAGCCGAACGTTAATGCTGCTTAAACACCTTTCTAGGAATGTAAGTATGTTGACGGTGTATACCTATCCGATCCCTAAACCAGCAGATTGCTATGATATGTCCAGGATGTCGTTGGAGGATGGGTTTCTTGATACTGTCAAATCGATTATTGAACATCAAAAAGGCGGAACAATTTGGTTTGGTTACTTAGACGGGTGGATGCTGACTCCTCACGAGGAAGTGATCTTACGCAAAGCCCTTCGGAATTTCCATTGTATTGTTGTTTCACGTTTCCCACTTTCCTTTTCGCAGGCCTGGAAAAACGAAACTGATTGGGTCTACACGGAGAGACCTAACAATGGATCACCCAACTCTCACAACAATGGTCGTACTCTACACGATGGGTGTCCGTCTTAATACGGACATCTTGGCACACGAACTCCCTCTCACAGACAATATCATCAAGGTTGAAAAGCAAGGTGTGATCAAGCGAGGTTCTTCAAAGCGTGATCTCATCAAGAGGCGGGCAAAGACAACAGCGCCAAAGCGGACGACAGGCTTTGGGCATAACTCCATCACGCTGGTGGTGATGTCAGACGGCGATGGATCTCTTCTTCGCAAGGAGATCACGGTGAAAATCTTCCAGAACGGCGTGTTTCACATCACGGGCGTTCTGGACGAGAAGTATGATCGGAATGTTGTGGGTATTCTGAAGGAGCATATTGAGAAGAACTGCCCGACCGCCAAGATGCCGGGCGAGTGGCTGGATCAGCGGCGTGTGGTGCTGATGAACTACAAGACCAAGCTGGTGGGGACTACGAACCTCTCTCGCGATACGCTCTATGCGACCCTTCGAGGCAAGGGTGTTACGACGATCTACGAGCCAGCGGTCTATCCTGCGGTGAAGATCTACTTTCCAGACACCAAGTGGATCGCAAAGGTGTTCCGAACGGGTCAGATCATTCTCACGGGAATGACCACTCATGAAGAGTGTGCGTCACTTGTGACTCAGTTAAAGCCACTGCTGGTAGTAAACTAAATGACAGCTCGTGAACTCACTCCTGCAGAGGTTGCCGCCGGTATGCGCGGTATTAACGATGAGGATCTGTCTGCGACTCAGATCCAGGCACTTGTTCGTAACATGGATGCGTCGAAGAAGAAGTGGGCCAGGCTCAAGAGCAACAAGGCCGAATACGAGGAGAAGCTGCAGAGGGACAACGAAGTTCTTTATTTCAATTATCCCTCCCTTTTTCAGATGCACGCAGAGGATCGCCTTGATGTGACCTTTTTTGAGATGCTTACGTTGAAGCGGAAGATCGAGAAGGGCGAGATCACTCCAGAGCAGGCGACTCAGCTTGTAGGTCAGAAGCTACATCAACGGTACATGCCTGCACAGTCTCAACAGCCACCACCTCCAACGATGACATACGAAGAGTACTATCGATCGCAGAATCGCTAGAGTTCCAGATCTCCCACTCCTTCGTGCTCTTACAGATGTTCAGAAAGAAACTGTGAAGCTCATCCCAGGTACAGTCCTTCATCGCATAACACTTCATCTCACTGAGTCCAAGGCCGTCCAGGATTCCGCAGAGGTCCTCCTTTGCCATACTATTTTCCAGAACAAAGAAGTCGTTCTCCTTGTTACTATAGAGTCCGCGAACGGTCTCAATAGTATCCATAAGCGTCTTCGCTCCCAGAATACAATACTGCTTCTTCTTATCGAAGTTCAGAAGACTGTTTGCAAAAGTCCCCTTGAAGTTCTTGCGCTTCCAGATAGGAAGAGCCCACCAGTTTGCCTCAGGGAACTCATAGCAACCGATCTTGCGCATATGGTCATCGATCTTGTACGCCTCATATCCCTGCGGAACAATGAACTGAGGACCTAGACGATTGATCTCCGAATTGCGAATTAGTGAAAAATTGTTCCATCCATCGTTCATATACTGAATATAGGCCAGCTTGTGAACACGAGCCATCTTGGTCTTGACAGCAGTGCGCATAATGAGCTCCTGGTCATCGCAAATAGGCAGGTACTCAGAATAGTTTCCGATATCGTTCAGCACAGACCGCTTCCAGATGCGCGGGTGGTTGGGCACACCGACGATGTGGCTGAGCGAGATATTGTTGATGTTCGGCGAAGAAATTACGTTGACCCAGATACCCTCGTGCTTCTGGCAGTAGTATCCGGCATAACCAAGACCGAAATGGTCACCATACGAATGGGGTGTCCGATTCTCGTAGAGGTGCGCAGTGTCCATATACACAAATCCAACCTCGGGGTCCGTCTCGAATGCCTTCACAGCATCGCCCAGGCAGTTGGGCAGAATCTCGTCATCGTGATCGAGCTCCAGAACATACTTACCACGGCACATCGAAGCAACCTCGTTTTTCACGTTACCGATATTGCCGCTGTTACACCCACGACGATACAGACGAACACGAGGATCGTTTCCAACAAGCTCCTTCAGAAAGATGAAGTGAAAATCATCGGGGGAATCGTCCAGCACAACCCACTCCCAGTCCTTCATCACTTGCTTCTTGAGGCTCTCGTAGGGACGAAGGAACTTCTTGTACGAGTTGTAGCAGGTTGTAAAAGCAGAGAATACAGGCCGCGTCATCTCGTGAGGCAGCAGGGCATTGTGGATGTAGCAGTAGTTAATGCCGCGATTGAAAGCATCAATGTCCTCCACAGACTTGAAGTGAATCCATCGCATCCGCATACGGTTGACCAGCTCATTCATTGAAGGATAATACTCTTGCTCGCTCTCGCCATACGTAACCAAAATGTGGTAATTACAGTCGAACATCTTCAAGACATCCTGGGGATCGGATGTAAAATTTAGTGTGCAGTTCAGCTTCTCCTCCTTTACGCTGAGAACGGTATCGATCGCTGCATACTTCTCATACCTAAAAAAGAGGACATTTGGATACTTCATTGTCTCTACCTACTTTGTTGCCGTTTCTGTTTAACCGCTTACGCCTTCAGCTCTGTGCGAAGCTCGACCAGCATCTTACCCATCACGTTCTTGCCCGGCCACTTTGAAGGCTCTCCTGCCTTTGCTGTCTCTGCGCCTGTACCGATACCCCAGTACTTATCGCGAGCAGATGCCTCACCAATCGGACGAGAACCCGTCTCAAGCAGCTTGGTCTTCAGCTCGGGATGCTGAACGAACTTTGCCTTGAGAGCAGTCCGCATAACGCCGTCCTTCATAGCGTCCCAGTCCTCCTTCACAAAGTCCTTGACCTTCTTGCCAAGTGCCTTGACTGCCTTTGCAGAGGGCGTCTTCAGGATCTTATCAGCAATTCCGCCATCTCCGAACTTCTTGGCCTTGGACCACTGGAAGTAGTGCTCGACCGTCGGGAAGGTGACTGAGTCGATCTGGAAAGGTGCCTCGAACATATTCGAGAGCACACGCCACTCGCCCTTACCCTCGTCCGCTCCGAAGAACAGAACAGGTACGGCATCCGGATCCTGGATCGCGGCCTTCTTCACGATCTTCTTCTTGGGCGGCGGCTTGGTCTCCGTGGGCTTCTCCTGCTCACTGCGCTCATCCTTCACAGGCTCCGGCTCAGCAACCGGGATCTCAACCTCCTGCTTCTCTTCCTCCTTGGTCTCCTTCGGCGTCTCGACACGCTCGAAGATAAAGCTCCGGTGAAGGAAGCTGAATGCCTGATGCTCCTGGGTCAGCAGGATATTGTTCTGCTCGGCGTAGTGATCCGCAAACATCGTGCTGCCCACAAGATTGTAGCCGTGCTTCTTGAGAACCTCCGTCATCTTCTCAAACGGCACAAGATACTCCTTCTGCGGCTGCTCAAAGCTCTCCAGGTGAACGGACACCGCCTTGCCAAAGTCCTCCGTCCAGCTCTGACCATCGTCGTACTCCTTGACGAACTCGCCAAAGACCTGAGACCCTGAGCGGAACATGTGGCTCTTCTTGCCCATCATCAGAGCGTAGACAGCAGCACCGTCCAAGCAGGTTCCAAAGAAGGTCCCCTTTCCGTGCGTCTCCAGGTTGCTCGCAAAGAGATCGAATGCCTCGTCCGACTCACAGGCATAGTGGATTGCCATCTGGCAAGAGATCACATCGAACTCGGTGTGCCCTGCAAAGTTCTGGAGGTAGGGCGTCGTAGCCGGCTCAGCACCCGACACGATATTCGCATACTTGTTGTCGCCCTCAAACAGCGGCTTGGTCATGTCGCCGCAGATGAACAGCACCGGCGGGATGTACTCCGTCGGGTGAGTCGCCTTCTCCTTGATGTAGCGGACGCAAGCTCCCTGACGCGGTGAGGTCAAACACGACTGCGAAGAGTCAATGCCCACTACCAGCGAAGGCTTCGTGCGCTTCCACTTCAGCAGGTCACCTGCGCGACCCACAGCGAGCTCCAGCAGAGAATCGCCGCTCTTGATACACGACCGGTACAGGCCGTCCTTGATGCGATTGTGGAAGCCGTAGACATCACGCAGAATGCGGTCACGGGCGTCCAGATTGTCGCGGTAGTAGAGATCATCCTCGAACGTCGCGTCCGGCGGATTCGCAACCAGGTTCTTGATCATCTCCTCTGTGATCGGAACGTGGATATTGGTCCAGATCGAGTCAGCAACAGAGATATCATTGCCGAACTGCGGGCGCTTGAGAACGCGGTACTGGTGCGTCTTGTCGTAGCGAGTGCGCATGATGTTCCAGCGTCCGAGATCGGTGTTGTAGGAGC